CTATGATATAACCTTGCTGCTGTCAGTGCAGGTGTTGTGATGTTCGTGAAAATCATGAAAGCGTTAGGGTCTGCTGACTCGCCGTTTCCGGAAAAGCCTATGTCAATCGTGGAACTTGAGCCATAAGCAGCGATGATGTCAATCCAGACATGCGTCACGAAAGCGTACTGCGGAATCCTTATCATGTCATAAGTACCGGTAGCAGCATTAAGCGCTACGCGCGACTTGACAAGGCGAAAGTCGTCTGCTACAGCGTCAGATAAAAAATCAGCCATGTTTAACTCCTTTCCTTCCTAACCACTAAGACGTTGGCCATAAGACGCACCGACTATAACTCCGTAATCGCCAGTATCAGAGAAGCTCGTTTTTCTGACGCCGTATACGGCTCCACCAGCTACTTCAATCTTGCGTTTATGGTCATAGAGTTCGACGTTGTAAGCCATTGTCGTTTCGTTGTTGAGTCCAGCACCACCCCAGCCCCAAACGCCAGCTTGTGCTCCAAGGAACAGGTTACGATAAGCACCGGCTCCAGTAGTCGCATTCGCATTCGGGCTGTAAATCCGCTTCGATTTCATCACAAGCATGTCGTTGTAATCAATCTCCACGTTCGGTATTTCGAACTTGCCAGCTTCACGTTGCAGGTCACCCCACTCCAGTTTGTTGGTATTCCTGCGGAGCGCGTCGAATACAAAGTTGTGCAGTATGATTACGAAGCGACGTTTACCCTTAATGGTAGCCATACGAACTTTGTAGTCAGTACCGATGGGATTCTCAGCACGTTGTTTCATCCTGTCGAGGAAGCCTAAGGTGCAGATGTCACCAGCGGTGAGTGCTGCATCTGAAGCAGCGTCGTTGACACGTATTATCTGGTTGGTTGTTGGTTCAGCAACTGTTTGTCCGAATGTTGCTTGTCCGTCTACCTTAAAGTTGCTATTACCACAGAGAACATTGATAGCATGGTCTGAAAGTTGCTGTCCCCACCAGTTCTTAAGCAACCTTTTGCCGGTTTCAAGCAGATTGTACGGGACACGCTGTTCAGACATACCGCTTTTCTGGCCAGCGTTTACAGCTTTCCAGCGCTCTTCAAGCTTCATATTGAAGTTGCGGAATACCTGTTTCTCACCAGTTCCCTGTACTATTGCAGTGCCAACGATGCCAGCCTCGGTAAGCTCCTTCAAGATACCGAAGGTTATCTGGTCGCCCTTGCTTTTGAGCAGTTCTTTACGCACCTGGATGATAGCCTCGTCGCTGTCACCAAGTAACCACGCTATCTCTTCTTGCCATAACAAGACTTTAAATAGGTCTCTAGCCCAAGTTTTACGGGTTAGATTGTCAGTTGTATCGAAAAAAGTTTCAGCCATTTATTACTCCTTTTACTCCTTTAATTCAGTGTTCCTTGCATGTACATTTTATAGATGTTTTCTGGAACATCACCAAGTTTATCTTCTGGCAAAGCATTTATCTTGTCCTTGGTCCAGCCATCAACTTCGCCTCCTCCAGGTACCCCGGCGAGACTTGTCGGTGCTTTTGCCATCTTGATAACCTCTTTAGCAGCAGGTGCGGAAGCATTCGCTTCTTTCACCTTAACTACAGCATTACCGAGATAGCCTCTATGCTTTACTTGTTCTTGTATAAAAAGCCATGGATTAGATTGATTAAACCACAGTTCATGCTCAATAGACTCACGAAGCTGCAGAATGTCTACTTGCTCGTCGCTGTTATCTGCATAATTCTGTGCAAGGTCAGCTACGAGCCTGTCTTTTAATTCTTCAGTGACGAATTGTTTTATATCTGGATGACGACCTTCTGACATCGTCTCGAGAAGTACGTTCAATTGGCCTTGACGTGCTTGTACTAAGGTATCGTCGGTCTCTGCAGGCTCACCTGCTTTTTTTATACTTTCTATTTCTTCTTCGCTTAGCAAACCCTTGTCCTGAAGAATTGAGCGAAGTTTTGTGTTTTGCTCTGTGAGAATGTCATTTTCAAACTTTTGCTGACGAAGTATTTCTCTGTTTTGGCTTAACTCAGTATTCTGAAGCTGCTTTGGTTCAGTTTCCTTAAGTTCTTTAGGACTTTCAGAAGCCTCAGGTTCTTTTCCATCCTTCGCTTTATCTTTAACTTCATCCTTCTGCCCTTCTTTCTCACTTGCAGCATCAGGTTTGCCTCCTTCAGTTTTCTCCTTTACACCTTCTTTTATCTCTTCTGACTTTTCTGACTTTTCTGACTTCTCGGTGCTCTGAGTTTTATCTGCTGGGTCTTTCACAGCTACGTCAGCTATCGACGGATTTTCAGTTTTCGTTTCTATAACAACAGCGTCTACCATTTTTTAATTCTCCTCTTAAGTAGTTTTTGATGTTTTTGCTGGTTTTGATTTAGCCTTTATCTTGGCGTATTCAAGGTCCATTTCTTCTTTTCGTACTTGTTCCTGCTGTTCTGCTTGTGCAGCTTGGTATTCTTGCACTCTTTGTATCACAGTTGGTGGCATGTTTGAGTATTCCATAAGTACATCTATCGGTATGCTGCCAGGATTGTTCTGGCTGAAGCTTGTCAACAACTGCATGTTTGCAGTGCGCATAATTACGTTTTCAGTTCCATCATTTATAACAGCATCGTAATGCATTGTCTCCATGTTGTTGAGTTGACCACTCTGCAATGCAAGCATTGTAACTTCTGATTCTCCAGCAATTCGTTGGAACTCAGTTGGTGAAACATACTTCTGGATGAAGCATAGAATTAGTTTACCAACAGCAAGTCTGCTTTCTCTGAAGTTGTCAAGCAAGCTGTAGAGAACAGTTATACCACTTTCTTTCCGTTGTCTCTGTGTTACACCAGCTTCTCTTGATGCTGTAAACTGGCCCATTAACTCTTCTTCTATACCAGGTATTGTCTTTATGAGCTTGCTGAACACGTCAATGAGTTGACCGTATACTACAGATATTTGTGGTTGGTCAGTAAACTTGACTGCACCCTGAGCTAACTTATTGTCAGCTATTTCAAGCTTAAAGTTCGGCTTTGAGGAGTTCTCATCATACTCGTCTATGTTGAGTATGCTACCTGCTTCGTACATTAAGATACCTTTAGGTGATGTGTTAAGCAGATGCTGTAGTTGACGTAAGATAGTGTTGAATCCTACCTGTGGGTCCTTCATTGACTTGATTATGCTGAACCAAGCGTTTGTCTCTTCATCTTTGTACGCGCCGAATAAGACATAAGGAAACATGTTCAGACCTTTAGGAGCATCACCTTGCTCGAGAATCTGGTTGCCAGCGAAGGTTGCGAATTTTAGTTGTTTCACCAGAGTTACCTCGTGCTCAGGCGTATCTTCGAGTTGGAAGTCTTGTCCGTTTGGCAGCTTTATACCCTTCTTCAGTATACGAAGATACTTTCTCCAATCCTTCTCTTTCAGACTATCCGGTTGACCTGACAACGGATTAACGAACCAGACTGTTCTAGTGTAGTCCCAGTACCAGCACGTCAACACGCGGTATTTGTCATTGGCCTGATTGAAGAATATGGGCTGGCCAACAATACCGAGTTTTGCACTGTCAAAGTTTATGATTGATTCTGTTGACACATCAGGCCATTGTGCTTTAAGTTCTTCCTTGGTCAACCACTTCACATGAAAGATGAACCTGCCTTCAGATATGCTATAGTGAGTTAAGTCTGGATCAAGATATATGTCACGACCTGCGATTCTGGTACACTTTATCTCAGGTTTAAACGGATTACTTGAATCAACATAAACATGGAAGAAGCTCCTGCCAGATTTTATCTTATGCTCAAAACAATCAATCTCATAGCGTGGCACACCAAGTTTGTTATAATAATACTTGAATGACATATTCATTACTTCTGTCACTGCATCATCATTACGCTCTACTGCTTCCAGTGTTATCTCAGACCTTGTCTGTGCCGCAAGACCTTTAAGCATGTTTATTTTAGCTATTATCTGGTTGTATGTAAGGTTTGGTCTCTTTTGTCTTTTCAGTTCCTCTTTTACAGCCTCTGTGTCCTGATTACCAGCATAGAATGCGTAGTCATTTCTGGCTGTGGCTCTCCATTGCGTTTCTGATATGGACATTTCAGCATTATGCAACCACTTTATGAGTTTTGCAAGTAGCTTTGTATCCACAAGTGACGCTTGCTTAGCAGGATACGCGAAAGGTTCAGAAATGTACCCGGAACCAGTTATAGGTATTGTAACTCTGTTATCTATTATTGACTGTGGGTAAGTATCCATTATGTCACCATCCAGGCTTCAGTTCCAACATGTACTGGGCGTTGCTTCGCAGCTTGTGGCATGTACTGCACAGAAGCTTTCATGACAGCACTGTAAGAAGGTGATTGGAAATACTCAGAAAGCATCAGTGCATCGAAGATATTTGGTGAGGCTATTCCTCTCTTCTTCATGTCACGTTTTGATTCTACCTTTATACGGCCTTTCTTGTCGAACTCATAGTGTAGTGAGCACATTTCGTTCACGAGTTCTTCTGATATTTTGCTATCCCTACTGAATGGAAAACTGTAAGCAAACTTTTCACACTTCTCACGTACAGTCCAGCAAAGCTCGTCACGTAGTGAAGCAAAGCGTGGCTCTCCTGTACGGTGCAGCTTCATTGACTTCCTAGCCACGTTTACACCGAAGATGTCTCGACGTCCCATTCTGTGCTTGGTAAGCCAGTCAACGACACCAGCTCCTACACCTATCTCGTCTATTGCAGCTGCTGCGACATTATCATCCTTGTCATTGAGCTTTTCGTTCACTTTCTCAGCAACATCCATTGTACCTATTTTGTGGAACTCTGTCCATGGATATATTCTGTTGCCGATTCTTGGTAAGAGAACAGTCTTGTCTGAACCGAACCTTGCAACGTCAACTCCAAGATACTTCACCTCATCCTCAGCGACAGATATAGGATTGTCTATGCAGGCCTGAGCCCAAGCCATTGGTATAAGTACATCTTCACCTTCAACCGGTGGCAGACCTAGGACACGAACCCTATATACGTTTGACTCCTCACCATACTTTTCTGTCATATACTCTATGTAATCACCAGTAACGTTGGTGCTCTCTTCTGAGTTCCACGTGAGCAAGGACCACTTCGAGGCAAGACGCTTATTTGCATGAGTGTCATGGAAGTATCCGGTTGCTTTGGTAGGGTTTCCTATAAGCAAGACGCGGTTATCGTCGCTTGTAAGTATTCCTTCCAAAGGAACAAAGACTGGGTCAGGTACACCAGATGACTCGTCAACTACTACAAGTACATGGTCGCCATGGATTCCAGCCAACGTCTCTGCCTGTGCGTCTGCTGATGCTGTTATGCTTGTTGTTATGGCCTTAGCGAACCATTCTGCTTTAGCACCTATCATGTATATCTTGTCTTTTTGGTGCTCGAGGAAATGCGACATTGTTGATTTTCTTGACCACTTGTGAATTTCAGCCCAGAGAATATCCGACAACTGACGTGCGGTTGGCGCAGTGCAGACTATTTTAGGGTATGGCCTTGTTATTATGAACCAGAGGACAAGCCACGAAGCGAAGGCGTCTTTTCCAGTTCCGTGCCCACTCCTTATTGACATACGCTTACAGTGCGGAAACTTCACCAATGCATCACGTTGCTGTGAAGAAGGTACTGCTCCGATGCACTCTTCTACGAATTGTAAGGGTGAATCGAACCATTCGTTGAGTTTACCTTCTACTTCTAACATTACTTGTTTGATGCCATCCTTTGTTTAGCTTTCTTGAGTAACTTAACAGCGATTACCGCACGTTCTTGTCGTGCTGTTTTCTTATAATCAAGTCCGTAGCGAGGATTCGCAGGTGCTTGGAATCTCGGTAGTTGCTTTGGAATCCTTGCTATTTGTTTTCTGCGAGGTTGTCTATTCCTGTAGTCTTTCGGCATCCTCTTCCTCTTCAAGATAATCTACATCATCAGTTGTTGCGGCAACCTCAGCACCTTTCAAGTCCTCTTCTTTACGCATTTCAGAAGCCTTCACAATATGAGCTATTAAAGCTCCATGTGTGGTTTGAGGTTTACCATCAAGCAGTTGCTGTCGGTCGTTTGTGAGTTTTACGAGCTTCAGCAACTCATCAAAGCTAGCCCCTGCCATCCTTGCTGGATGTGTCAACATGTCAAGTGCAGCGACCTTAACATTGACCATGTCGAGTGATTCTAACTTCTTGTATTTTTCGAGACTTTTCTGCATAAACACAGTCTGCCTCATCCGTCGCATGACGCTTGCTGGTGTCGTTTCATACTGTATCGGAGAAGTTTTCCGTAAACCTTCTTCAGCCTGCACCGAGAGCGCCGTCATATCAAAGTCCGTACTTGCAAGTTCTTCAGTCACCACGCATACCTCGATTGTAAAAATTTTTTACATTCAAGCAATTCAATTCAAACCC